TGCGCGCTAAGCGTCAAGACTGGCTCAACGGGCAGACCGCCCGCCGCTCCGCACTCGCCGCCCGCGCCGAGTTCCAAAACCAGCAGTACCTCGCTGGCGAAGACCGCGGCATGTACGGCACCTACCGTCCGGAGTCACTCGACTGATCACGGCGTGTCCGTCCGGACCGTCTGGTACGAATACGGACATGGCAGACTCCACCCCCGCAGGTTGGCATCCCGATCCCTCCGATCCGCTCAAGCTTCGGTACTGGAACGGCTCAGACTGGACTGCGGAGACACGCCCGCGCCCGCCGGGCGGAACCACGACGGCAACCAGTGCGTCGACCGGAAACGCCGGCGCCCGCTCAGGGTTTGCCATGCTTCAGTGGGTCTTCGCGATCCTCGCCGGCATCAGTGTCGTCGTTGTGATCGTGATGTTCTACATGGGTGTCGATGCCGGCTACACGAAGTGTGGGACGCTCGTCGACCGCCAGGTCGACAGCCTGAAGTGTGTCGAGGCTCTGAACAGTCGGTCCAATCAGGCTGGCGTCGCTGTTGTTGTCATGCTCGCTCTGATCGCTCTCACGGTCGTGGCGTTCGTTCAGGGCCGGCGACTGAAGAGCTCATGAGTAACGACCCCTGCCACTACTCGGCGGCGACGAGGTCTTCAGGCTTCATCGGGAACGGGTAGGCGCCGGGCGCCTCGTCGATCGGCTGGATCAACATCTTGCCGTCCTCGTCAGGACCTTCAGTGATGGTGAAGATAGATGTGCCACCGGGGCGGATGCGAACTCGGTCGCCGACCTGCATGATGCTGTACCTCTCATGGAACTCGAGTGAAGGTTATCGCTCGCGCTTCTGCCGCCAGCGGTTGCCGTAGTCCCGCCGCCCCCAATGTGGTGGCCGATACAGGATGGCGCCGCAGGTGAGGCAGTCGTAGGTGCGGTGCCCGCCGCGTTCAGTACAGGCGCACGCGAACCATCCGACGAGGACCTTCCCGGGCCCGAGGGGATGGCCGTTGGGGCACAGCTTGGGTGCGCGTTCAATCTTCCGCACCCACCCATCTTCGCACACTTGTTCGACAGTGGTGCTATCGTCATGTCGTGCCTGAGGGAAGCGGGCACACGGGCAGAGGGACACCCCGAGGGGAAGTTGGGGTGTCCCTCACTCGTATCCACAGTCGAGTAGCCACTGCTGGTACTCGGCTTCCCACAAGGCGATGTCCCACAGTTCGTCATCCACGTTAGGTTTGACGCGGCGTGCCGCCGCAGGGTTCCGTTAGACGCCGGCATCCGACCTTCTCGCCAAGCCGTGAGTCGCCCTATTGGCGCGCAGTCGCGATGACCCCCCACTTAGTGCACTTTTCACGCCCCAAAAACGTTCCTGACCTGCGCGAACCCGAAGTCGCGATGGCCCATAGAGCCAGGTCCCGCAGCCAAGTAGGGTTGCAAGCATGAATAGATCGAATGCTTGCATGGTATGGTTCCTCTAGCTTGTTGCAAGCATGCATAGCAAGCATCAACCCGAGGGGGGTTTATGTCCGAAGAAAAGACTGGGCGCGCACGAGGCGGTCAAGCGCGGGCGGCGAAGCTGACGCAAAGCGAACGCAGTGAGATCGCCAGGAAAGCTGCGAAGGAGCGATGGTCACAGGACGTCGTCAAAGCCGTCTGCGGATCACCTGACAAACCGTTGACGATAGGTGACACCCAGATCGAGTGCTACGTCCTTGAGGACGGCACCCGAGTGGTCAGCCAGGCATCGTTCATGCAGGCGATTGGTCGGCACCCACGCGGCGGTGGCCCCGCTTCCGGGGATGAACCCTTGCCGCCATTCCTTCAAACCAAGAGCATCCGGAACTATCTCACTGACGAGATCATCGAAGGCAGCAAGCCAATCGCCTTCACGCTCCCTCGGGGCGGGCGCGCGCGCGGCTACCGTGCCGAGCTACTCCCCGTGGTTTGCGAAATCTACCTCATGGCACGGCAGGACGGCGTCCTCCCTCCAAACCAGGAGCATGTCGCCAAGAAGGCCGAGATCCTCGTTCGCGGCCTCGCCCGCGTGGGCATTATCGCGCTTGTTGATGAGGCGACCGGCTACCAGGAGATGCGCGCTAAGGATGCGCTCGAGCAGATCCTCGAAACCTACGTGGCGAAGGAACTGCAAGCCTGGGTCAGGACCTTCCCAGAGGACTACTACCGGGAGATCTTCCGCCTACGCGGACTATCGTTCCCTGAATCGACGGTCCGCCGGCCTCAATATTTCGGCGTCCTCACCAACGACATCGTCTACAAGCGTCTTGCTCCGGGTGTACTCGAAGAGTTGAAGCGGGTCCAACGACGATCCGAGTCAGGTAGGCCGAAGGACAAGTTGTTCCAGAAGCTAACTACTAACGTCGGATACCCTAAGCTGCGCGAGCACCTTGGCTCTGTCGTGACACTGATGAAGCTGAGCACCGATTGGGACGACTTCAAGACCAAGCTGGATGCCATCCACCCCCGGGTCGGCGACACCATCCAGATCCAGTACGAGCACGACTCTAAGACGGGCCTGTGATGACAGCTTGCGCCCCAGCCGCGTCGGGGGACAGGGCGCAGTCGCACGGTAGGTAAGTCTCCGCTTCCAGGGACGACGAAACGCCCCCACCCGGTGAAGGGTGGGGGCATCATCGCGCAGGGGTCTAGACCGCTTCGAGGTAGGTGGCGGAACCGGACTCAACAATCCCCCACGTATCGACTCCCGACCGGATACGGACCGACAGGATGTCACCCGGGGCGACAGCGATACCTGACACAGACACCGTGTGCGTCGTCGACGTCGCGGGGGCAGTGTTCAACGCCAAGATCACCGCACCATTCTTCGTCAGCGACAGCCCCCACGAGTTGTTGGAGGCCACGGTGCGCGTCACCTTCGCTCGGACAGTCACGGTCGCGGCGCGCGGCACAAGCAGGCCGTTGGCGTGAACTGTGTTCGGGTACTCATCGGCCGGCACCCAATTGGGGATCACATAGTCAGTGCTGCCGCTCGATCCGGGCGTGTACCGGCCATTCTTGATCACCCGCCACGGCGCCGTCGACCGCCACACCTCCTGGTAGGCGAACCCGTTCCACACCAGGGCCCGCTGCGCTGAGGTATTCCCGACGACGATGCTCGGCTCACGGATCTCTACGTATCCCGATCCTGTCCACTTTCGCAGTGATGGCATGTCACATCACCACATAGAGGACGCCTGCCGTGCCGGCGCCGGGCAGTTCAGCTTGCGTTCCGACCCACAAGCCTGCAGCGGATCCGAGCTTGTCCAGCTTGCCGTCCACCGACGCAGACGATATCGCGCCAATCGCGGACCGGGCAGCCGCAGCGTCGACAGCCTTCATCACATTGCGGCCGACCGCTGTCGCGTCAGTGACATCTGCCGACGAGATCGTCACCGCGCCAGTGCGTCCAGCCACCGACGACACCGGCGATGCGGGATAGATCTTCTGCGCCCACGACGAAAGCGATGTCGACGGCTCCGCGATCAGCTGCCACTCAGTGCCGAGGTCGGTGCGGTTGCACCAGTCTCCACGCTGCCCGTTGAGGGCGAGCATCGCAGCCTGCGAGTTCACGTTGCCGAGGAAGTCGACCATCGCGATCGCCGGAAGCTGCGCCTGTGGAATCTTCCCGCCAACCAGGTCGGCCTTCTGTGCGAGCGCCGGCACGGTCGGGGCTGAGGCTGTGCCAGCGAGATCACCCGCCAGCTTGACCTTGCCGAACACAGTGTTCGTCGCCGGCGGAATCATGTCCGCCGACTGCTGCGCTGACGCGGCCGCATCGATCGCCGCCTGCTCAGCAGCCTGCTGGTAACCGCCGATCTGAGGGCTGATGACAGTGTTGATGAAGTTGACGTAGCTCGCGACATCATCCCGTGCCGTGGTCGCCTCCACCACCAACTGTGCAACACGAGACTCCACCATCGGCGGGAACTCGATCGACGAATCAACCACGTCCGCGAGATTCACCGACCGATTCCCGGAACCATCCGGTGCCGCCGGTGAAAACGTGATCGAGTTCGCCGGCACCGGGGCGCCCTTGATGCCGGTGCCCGGGTCCTCCTGCAGCTCAGGGATCGCCGTCCACACAATCGGCACACCGCCGGCGACTGCGGGAAGCATCACGCCGTCGCGGGCCTCGCGGTCGATCAGTCGGCCGTGGACGATCGGGAACACCATCTCCCGAACCGACAGCAGATAGCTGCCGGCGGCGTCGGGAACGAGGATCGCCTCAGCGCGATCGGTTGCGTCGAAGCGGGCCCGGAACGTGCACGTGCCTTTCAGGTTCTTCTGCTCGGGCAGCGCATCCGGATCTTCACGCGAGTCGTAGTCGGTGATCTTCCACGCGCCGGTGACATGCTGCCACTCAATTTGACTCATCGGGCACCGTCTCCTGTCCCGGGTTGGTCAGTCGGTTGTCATGTTTGACGGCAAAGAGCCGGGAGTAGCGGGTGCCGCCGTCGAACCACCGCCACTTTCCCGACCACACGAGAGCGTGTAGTTGGTAGCCCGGTTCGGGCACAAGGAATGGGGCGGTGAGGATCAGTGATCCACTCTTGTTTGAGAGCTGCTTGTCGTCCTGCAGTTCGTCGTAGATCGAGCCGTCCGGTCGGCGGACTGACAGGTACAGCACCACGCCGTCGTTTCCGCTGTAGTCCGTTGACCGTGCCCGTGTGATGGCGGTGCACGACCACAAGCCGGCCTCGTCGAACACGATGTGTCCAGCCGGGTCCACGTGCGCGCCCTTCGGTTCCACACCGAAGGGGGCACCGAAGGGGAGTTTGCGGACGTTCGATCCGAAGCTCCACTCGATGTTGACGTTCTTCGTCATGTAGGCGGCAGCGAACCCGCGGACGCCGTTGAGAAGTGCGACGTCCTCGCGAGTCGATTCAACTGTTCGGCCGAAGTCGCGCAGGTACTCGAGGTTGTCGATCCGGTCCGGTTGCCGCACCAGCGGCTTCGGCATGGTTCTCAGCTCAGCCATCACGGCACCCGCTGAAGTCGGATCCGCAACTGCGCGTAATCGTTCCGGATCTGCCACTGGCCGGCGTTGCCTGCCCGCTTCACCGCAGACAGGTACACCGTGATCGGGGTGCCCGGCGAGATGGCGTCACTGTAGGAACCGGGCGCGATCGGGAAGTTCGTGTATGCCTCGAGCCGCACGCGTTCCCAGCCGCCCAGACCGTCAGGGACAGAGCCGCGGCCCAGCCCGTATAGCGGCCCACCCTGCGCATCCTCGATACGTACCTCGAGATCGATCTGCTGGCCGAGGAACCGCTTGATGTCGACACCGCCAACGAAGTCCAGGCGGTAGCGGTAAGGCATCGCGGGGATCGCGAAGCTCGTCAGGAGGTGGCGGGTATCTGCCGGCTGCTTGGTGACATTCGGGAATGCGTCAGATTGGACGACGTACTCGTCCATCGGCAAGAGCGCGTCCCGCCACTTCAGTTTTCCCGAGGCTGCGTCGTGAACGAGGATTTGCCTGTCCGCTGGTGCCGCGGCCTGGTCGACATCGACTGACGTGTAGATCGGGCCTGCCGGTCCGACCGGGCCCTGCGGACCCTCAGGTAGCGGCGGCAGATCGATCCCCACCGTGTACGGGCCACCATCAGCGCCCTGCACACGAACACCCGGAGCGCCCTCCAACACCACACCATCAACCGTGACAGTGCCACCCTGCATCACCGGAGCTGGGCCACGATCACCCTTCGTGCCGAACGCGTTCTCGTACACACGGAACGAAGCACCCGTCCACACCCACAGATCATCCGTACCAGCACGCCGGTACGTGAAGTTCAACTCCGCCTGTTTCAGCGTCATCGCCAAACCCTCAAGCTCCGCGAGAGTGCGGGTCCCCTGATGCACCATCCCCGCCGCGCCACGCTCACCAGGCTCACCCTGAAACGCCGGCAACCCCATCACCGCACGCTCAGCCGCACCATCCTGACGGCGCCGCACATGCATCACCGTGTTCGTCATCGGCGGCATCCCCGGGGTCTGCGGAATCGCGAACACCTCGAGGTCCACATTGATACGTTCGATCGGATCCTCAGGCATCGTCTGCCACCTCCATCACTTTGCGCTTCAACGCGATCCACGCTTCATGAGCGTTCGCGCCGAGAGCGATCTCGCCAGTAGGAATGTGCCGCAGCTTGACGGCCTCACCGTCGCTGAGGACGGTCATCTCTACGTCCCCGAACTCGGCTGCTTCGATTTGTGCCCGCGGAGCCCATTCGCCGCCGTCCCACACGAGCAGGTTCAGCCAGTTGAGGGCTGCTTGGGCGAGTAGTTCCGACTGCCCGGATGGGATGCGGGCGTATGTGCCGTTCGACAGCGGCGTGTTCTGCAGGAAGCGGCCCAACTCCCCGACCATCGGGTCGTCGAGCTCGAAGACGTCTTCACTCACCGCCTGCCTCCGTCCGCTTGCGCCGGCGGTCACGCTGCTGCTCACGCCACAGCGCCCACAGCATCGGCACGTAGACGACCGCGCCTAGTGCGTAGATCGTGAGCCGGATCGGCTGCCGCCCCGGATAGTCGAGAGAGATCCACGTCGACGCGCTGATCTGAATCAGCACCAGCGACAGGACAGCACACTTCGCGAAGTAGATTCGCCCCAGCTTGCTCTTCTCCCACGGCGACCGAATCACGTACAGGAGGGTGAACACGGTCACCATCGACGCCAGCACTAGCAGTGCGATGTTTGCTGCCTGGGTCATGATGCACCGCCCCATGCCTGCCGAAGTAACTCCGTGTATCCGTTGCGTTCCAGCTCTTTCCGAAGCACCCTCGCCACCTTCTTCGCCTCTTCGGACTCGAGCTCGAACTGGCGCAACTTCCGCTCAGCATGAGCATGATGCTCAGCAGCCTCCACAGCCTGCTGACGTGCCTCGTCGACGTCCTTACTCCACGGCCACCTCATGGCGCCCGCCCCACCACGTCATGCATCGACTGCGACGCGTGCGCCGCCAACTGTGATGCCACCTTCTGTTCCGCGATCGTGTCCGCGAGAGTGCGGATCGTGTCCTGATCGGCCTGCTCACGCCCCTGCGAATGGTTGATCGCATCATCTTTGAGGCGCATGATCTCGCGGTGCGCTGGCCCCCAGACGATCCAGCCGCGAACCAGGGCAAGCCCATGAAGAAGGGCGAGCACGATCACCACAGTGACCACGCTCGCCCCTTCCCATGCTGAGGGTGCGAGGATCTGCATCACTCTCCCCGGGGAACGTTCCTGGCGGCGTACTCCTCGATCTCGTCGATCTGCTTCTCGGTCACTCCGTTCGGGGTGAACTTGACGCCGACGAGCGTGCCGAGGCCGATGATCGCGAGACCGACAGTGCTCACCTGCGGCGGCAGTTCGATACCCGCGTCGATCGCCAGCCACAGCGCACCGGCCAGAACACCGATCGCCGTGGTGACCGTGTTCGCGTACCGCTTGACGATCGGCTGCTCAGCGAGCTTCGCCCGCAGAACCTCAGTCACAATGCTCTGATCCATCACTTCAGTCCGATCTGGTCCAGGACGGCCTGCGCGCGTCGCTTCGAAAAGTCACTGCCCTCGCCGGCCATCCCGTCGCGGGCAACCCGCTTCACGATTTCCACGAACTCCGGGACACCCAACAGCGCCTGCTGTTCGACGAACTCCTCATGGATCCGGGCATCGATGTTCAGAACGAACCCCGCCAGGGTGTCGACCTCGCGGTCGTGGTCGCGGTAGATCGACCGCGACGGGAACTTCTTGCCGAGTTCGTCGTCAGCGACAGACATCAGCGTCTCCTTCAAGTCAGGTACGCCCGCGAACAGGGCGTCAAGTTCAAGTGGTGTGCCGCGGAACGCGTTCACGTCGATGCGCTGTCCCGCGACGGAAGCGGACTCTGAGAACTGGAGGATCCGCACCGGGGCGCCAGGATGGAAGTCCGCCCACCCCTGCGAGATCACTCCGGCGTTCGACTCGTACAAGGTGGAGGCGAACCCAGTGCCGGTCACGTAGTGGGAGTTCCACAGGGCCGGCACATCGCCGAGCGACTTCCCGCCCATCCGGTCACGCCAGAACCAGCGCGGCACATAGGTGGCGAACACGCGCATCCCGCGGGCCTCGATCGCGTGGATGCGGGCCCACATGTCTTCAACCGATCCGCCGCCAGTGGTGTCCTCGTAGTCGAGCTGGACCGGGATTGCCGGATCGCCGAGGTGCTGCAGCAGCAGATCCGCTTCACGCTCCGGATGTGCTGACCGCCGGCAGAACACGTAGCCGCCGAACCTACCCGGGAAGTGTTTCCGCATTTCCTCCCGTGCCCGCGGCCACTTCGGGTCCTTGTATCCGTCACCCTCCGTGACCTTGTGGGTGGCGAAGGTGAAGCCTTCCCGCTTGGCGGTCGCGAAGTCGAAGTCTCCTTGATGATTGGAGACGTCGATCCCGTACAGAGTCATGACCTTCGGCTCCTGTCGTTCGTTCGGGAATGCCGCGCCCTGCAGCAGTGGCAGCGGGTCAAGTCGGTCGCTACCCGGGGGAACCCACACGTACCGGTGCCACTCCAGATGCAGGTGCGGCGCGACCCCGCCGTTGGTGTTCGAGTCAGGGTTGATGCGGGCGATGCGCTGCCCAGCTTCGACACGCTGCCCCTTCGTGACCTCAGGGATGATGTGGCCGTACACGGTTGTGCCGCCACCGTCGCTGTCCGGGTGGTCGAGAACGACCCACTGACCAAACCCTGAGGCGGGGCCAACCATGATGACGGAGCCGCCCTGTACGGCGTGAACAGCGCGGCCGCCGCTGCCGCCGTCCCATCCGAAGTCGACACCCCAATGAGTTCCGCCCCAACGGGACCCGAACTGCGAGGTGATGATGTGGCCGCGTTCGAGCGGCCAGAATCGTTCTGCCATTTCTTCTCCTAGCCGCCGAGTGCCACTCGGGACACGACGGAGGCGAGCTTGCGGAACTTGCCGAGCGCGATCGCACCCGGCTCACGCTCAGCGTCACCAGAACCGATCTGCAGCCGATACCCGATCCGCTCCGGCGACTCCTCGTACTCGATCTCCTCGAGCGAATCGACTTCCACAGTGCCGTCCGGCAACTCGTAGGCGACCGGGTCGCCCTTCTCGATGTCCCGGCCGATGTAGTGCGGTGCACCGTTCGTCACCTCGATCGCCGCCGACGTGTAGCCGCGGTGATCCCACGCCGTCGACGTCATCGCTGCCATCAAATCCAGCGACAGGCCTGTGCCCTGACCAGACACGAACGTCTCATGGAAACGCAGCGGCCCAGCCTCCCGCGCAAGGAAGAAGTCCTCGCGGGTATGGAACGCCATGATCCGGTCTTTGAGCTGGTCGGACAGCACGCCGAGCGACAAACCGAAGATGTTGAATGCGGCACCGATCGCACCAACGATGAAGTTGCCGGCGTTCACGACGAGGTCGTTCATCCAGTTCGGTGATTTGCCGCCGCCCGTCACCCGAGTGGCGAGCGGAATGTGTGTCATCTGCTCGACACGCGACACGTTGGTGTACTCGCCGGTCCGGTACAAGGCCAAAGGTAGGCCAGGAAGTGTGCCGGCCGCCTTCTGCAGGTACTGGTTCCAGGCGCGGTCCTCGCCGAGGATCGGATAGGTGACCGCACCGAGAGTGTCGTCGACAGCTTCGAGCAGTGTGCGGATGACGCCGTCGATGATCGTGCCGGTGAACGCGACCCGGTTACCCTTCTCGACGAAGTTCACGATCAGCGTGTTGCGGGTCAACTTTTTGTGGTTCGGGAATGGCTGCTCGTCCTCGCCGTGGATGTACAAGTTGACCTGCGGGACGATGTTGTTGGTCTTGCAGACCTCCTGCATCACATCCCAGTAGCGGTCCATCCGGGCGTCGGTGATCGTCCACGGCGATGTATCCGCCAGACCGGTCCCGCGGGGATCGACCATCAAAGGCCACTGCCCGCCCTGCAGCCTCGTCAACTGCCCCTTCAGTTCGCCCTTGCAGACAGTGATCGCGCCACCGATACCGGTCGTCGACGGCGGCTGGATCTCCGCTGGCAGCCACCACGCCGGCCACATGTGAATGTGGTTCAAGTATTCGAGCGCGTGGACCGCCTCGACCTGGATCCAGCGTTTGCGGCCTTCCTTGATTCGCCCGTACTTCGTTGTCAGCCAGAACGTCCGATACCCGGGGAGGTCGACCGAGATCGGCCGCATCGCGTACCGGGACTGCTTGAAGAAGTACTGCCGCCAATGCTCGTTGTCCGGTACCCGGATCGTCAGACCGCCTGCTGACAGCTTCTTGTCGGTGAACCTCAGATCCCGGAAGTCGCCACACGGACCCCACATTTCGAGGGTCTTCGACCAGAACCGCACCTTCGCCCGCGGGTGGCCGTAGGTTTCCCGGTCCTCCGCAGCTTCACGCTGATACTGGGCGTACAGTTCGCGACTCACAGCAGCCCTTCCTGGAACTGCGGGACGGTGCCCCACAGCTTCGTTTTCGTGGACGCCTTCGAGATCGAGAACCGCACGATGGTGACCTCACCGGCGGGGATCGGCGACGGGGAGCGGGCGAGTTTCATCAGCGGCCACAGGTTCCGCCGGTTGCCCTTCGCGTCGCGGGCTTCGAGTTCCTGCATCCCGTACTCGGTGTCCACCATCAACGACTCCCCGACCTTCAGTTCGGGGAACGTCAGGTCGGTCGCGCCTGCCTCGCCGTCGTAGATGAGTTGCAGGACACCAGGGCCGGTGAACGTGAACTTCGGCCAGCCCGCCACTTCCGGGCCCGGGTAGAGGGCCATCGAACCGGAGGCTTTGGTGGCGCCGGTCGGGTTCCGCCACTCGGGTGTGGTGTCGTCTGCTGCGCGCGCCATCGGATGATCGGCGTACAGCAGGACATCGAACGCTGCACCCTTGTCCGCTGCTGGATCGGATCCGTATGCGGGTTTGATGGAGCCGCGGCGCACCGCGATCCACCGCAACCCCAGTGAGGTTCCGATGACGATCCATGCCTGTCGGCGCCGGGGCAGCAGCGTGCGCAGCCAGTCCCGGCGCCGATGGAACTCCTCGACCGTGTTGCCGAACACGTAGATCGGTAGATCGAGTTCGCCGTGGTCGAAGTTCGAGTCGACGTACTCTTCACCGATCTGGCGGGCCGACTTGTCGAAGATCGCAGCGGCTTCCACGTGCCCAAGCCCTTCCGGGCCTTCACCGAGGACGAACCCTTGTCCGCCGGCGCCCGGCCCGCCGGACAGGTGGATAACCACACCGTCCGGCGAGACGAAGTAGACGATCGTGTCATCAATGATCGAAACGACCATCTACCAACCTCCATCGAAGGATTCGGATCGGACGACGCGCAACGCTTCGCGACCTGCAGCGCGTGCAGCCTCGTCGGCGTTGTGTGCGTTCATCTGCTCGATGTTCACGAGCGGCCCGGACGGGCGGTCAGCGATGCGCCGCAGCTCGCCGAGCATCGAACCGAGTTCAGCTGTCGCCACACCCGATGTCGCCGACTCGGCGCGCAGTGCAGCGAGGTCACGCATGTCGACCTCGTAGCGGCGCCGATCAGCAGCGGTCTGCACCCACTCGGTTTGACCAGACAAGTTCAGTGCCGCAGCACCACTCGGCAGCGCGCCACCCATGTCCCGCAGGAACGTCGGCACCGGATTCAGCCGCTCGAGCATCTCCGCCACCCAGTCCTGCGTGCCAGGAGCAGCTGCGGGAGCCAGCAACTCCTGGGGCGGGGTGTTCGACGGGGTGGGGAGATTGAACCGCTCGATCATCTCCTTCGCCCACTCCGGGGTACCGGGAACTTCCGGGCCCTGGCGGGCGATCTCCGCTTCCGTGAACGACGGCGGCACCATGCCGCCGACATCGGACGCCTGTAGCGACAGCAGCCGGTCACCGGAGATGCCGAAGAAGTCGAGCGACGACCCCAACGTTTCGGTGACCGCGGACTTCGCCGCGTTCCCGAGGATGTCGCCGATGGTGCCCGAGTCGCCGCGCTGCTCCTTCTGCTCGGCAGCGAGCGCGTTCATCGCCCGAACCAGATCGACGTCGGCCCGCTCGCGGTCCTTGTCGGTCGCATCCGGGTCGTCATACACCTCGTTGCGTTTCTGATCGGCCTCGTCGATCGCCCACTGCAGTTCCTTCAAACGGATCTGCTTGTCGGTGAACGACGTCGTCAATTCCGGCGCCGGCGGTGCTGCTGTCGCGTTAGCGCCTGTCTCGGCGGCACGCTTCTTCGCCTCCAGCGCGCGAACCCGCTCCTCAGCACGCCGAACCTTGCTGTCCGCCTGGTCCCGGTCCGCCTGCGACTTCTTACCGTTCGCGTTGGTCCGGTCCCGGGCTTCTTGCGCCTGGGTGATCGCGATCCGCGCCGACTCCAGCGACAACTCGTCCTTCTCAGTCCATGTCGCTTTCTTCGACTCGCGGCCGTACACACCGAACCCGACACCCGATCCGGAGCTGTCCCCGGGAGGATTGAACGCCGATGCCGGCAGGTGGTACTGCTTCTCGAACTGCGAATCAGTCGGCCGTGCAGCGTTGCCGCCGTACTGGACACCATCGGAACTGGACTCGAACGCAACACCATCAAGCATCGATGTCATGTGCGAGTTCGGTCCGCCACCACCATTGTGGACGCCGATGTTCAGTGCCGACGACGGACCCATGCCGGGGCGGAAACCGAGCCCGAGGAAGTTCGACTCGGTCGTGTACCAGCGGGCTGCGGTATCGAGCCCCTTCAGGAGTGCGTAGGCGAGACCGGAGTAACTCGAGCAATCCCACGACGGGTTGCCGACCTGCCCGTAGCCGTACGGCTTCCCGTTCTCCGCAGCCAGCCCGGCGTGTGCGCGCTGCGCGGCGATCCGGCCACCGTTCTCGAAGCCCGGGAGCTTCGGGAAGGTGCCGGCGTTGATCATCGCCAACTCCCGGTCGTACTTCTCCGACATCGCAGACCGGATGACCCACTCTTCGCCGTCGACCATCGCGATCGGCACACCGCCGGGGGTGACCGCATAGATGTCATCTGTCGCGGCCCGACGTGGCATCCGTCCGCCACCCTCGAACCCTGGCAGCCGGCCACCCGCCTCACGCCCACCCGGAGTGATGAACGGAAGGGGCGCGCTGAACCCGCCTAGTCCTGCATCAGCGACCGCATTCGGATTCGTCACTTGCAGTGTGACAGAGGCGAAGTAGCTACCCTTCGTGACCTCGTCGATCTTGGTCTTCGCAGGGTCAGTGTTCGCGTCAACGACGATGTTCTTGCCGGGGAGTTCCTTGTCGATAATCTCCTGCAGCTTGCGCATCGCCTCCTCATTGGGGGCGGTGATCCGGACGATGCCAGGCTTGCCGTTTACCTCGTCGATCTTGACCCCGACCGCGCGGAGCTTGTCCATCGTCGGTCCGGTAAGGGCCTCAGTTGGGATCTCAACACCCTGCGCGTTGAGCTCGAGCATCCCCTTGATGACAGTCAGTTCCTGCTTGACGGAGTCTGCGCCCTTCAGCTGCGCCAGAATCTCAATTCGATCCTGAACAAGGCCAGCCTGCTCGGACATCTTGCGGATCTCGTCGGCGCTCAGCCCGGTAGCCGCCGCCAACTGCTCGAACTGCTGCTTGTTCTGCTCCCACACGGGCCCCATGTCGGCGCCGGATGCCGCCGCTTGAATGGTGGCGTCCTTGATGTCATGCAGCTTCGTGAGCAGCTTGTCACCGTTAGCAGTCTGCGTGTTGACCGAGCCGTCAGCATTCTTCAGCGCCTGCGCCCAACCCTGGGACTGGTCCCACGCCTCCTTCGTAGCCTCCGCAGTCTCGCGAACCTGCCGGTTGTACGACTGCATAGCAGCACCGACATCAACTGGCTTCCCAGAAAGGATGTCGAGGGCGTTCTTGAGCGCAGAGGTGCGATCGGCAGCGGTCGCTGACTCATCAGACAGGGTCTTGACTGCTTCGGTCAGCCCGAAGAACCCTGGGGTTGTGTTCTCGGCTGCGGAGCGGATCTCAAGGATCTTCGTTCTCATCTGGCTGAGGTCGTCGGCAGCCTTCTGGCCACCTTCTCCCATGCCGCGGAGCTTCGCTGTGACGTCCGACCAGGTCGCGTTGTCGGCCATCGCCCGAGCAACCTGCTCGTCTGACATCTCAAGCTTCTCGAGCGCCTCCGCAGCCTCGCGTGCAGCCAGGGCGCGACGATCCATGTCAAACGATCGATCATCGCTCGAGCCGCGTCCGGACGTGAACGGATTGATGTCGCCGATAACGTCCTTGGTGACGTCGGTCCAGCGAGCATCGTTTTGGGCGGCGGACTCCAGCGCGGTGGACAAGTCGGTGACTTGGCTTGTCACGTTCGCGATGGCCATGTCATCGAAAGCGCCCTTGGAGCGCGCGAAGATGTCACCGAGTTCGGATTGAGAGACCCCGACCCGGCGCACAGCATCGTCGTATTGCTTGGTGAGGTTCTTCGCCTCGCTGACCGTGCTCATCCACGCCGTCAGGCCGATACCTGCAGCCGCGAGGCCGGCAGCCCAGGGGCCACCGAAAGCAGAGACGACGCCGCCGAGCGCTGAACTAGCACCTCGCACACCCGCCGCGACGGTGCCGCCCATGACGCCGCCGAACCTGACAGCTTCGCCAGCAGCCGACCGGAACGCGCCCGTGAGTGGGCCTGATACGGAAGCGATCGCGGCTTGCTGAGACGCGAAGGAAGCCGCCGGCCCAGCCACAGTGCGGTACGCGTCGCCCATCTTTGAGATGACCGGGACGCGAGACTCGAGCACACCTAGAGCGGAGGTGAGACGACCGACCTGCTGCCCGGACATCTGCGCGAGGTTCTGTTGGACGTTCAGTTGGTCGTTGAACCCACGGAGGCTCGCGACACCTCGCCCACCGAGGTCGGCGAGGAACCCGCCGAGTCCGGTGGCTTTCAGTCCGATTGCTGCGATCGCGGCTGCCTGCAGTGCCGGATCGAGACTCATGAATGCGGAGGCGACGTTGCCGACGACAGACCCGGCAGCGGAGAGCCCGTCAACGATCGCCGGGGTGACGTCACTGATCTTGTCGGCGGCGCCCTTCGCGAACGATTCGAGCGGGCCGTCGACCAGGTCGTACAGCTCCAGCGCCAGCGTTTCGGCCGAGTTCTGCACCGACGCAATCGCGCCCGGCAAACCCTGCGTCTTCGCGGCGGCGACATCCGCTGCCGCGCCCTGGCGGTCGATGGCGGTGCGCATCGCATCCCAGCTCGCGACACCATCCTTCGCCGCGATCGACGCCATACGCATCGCATCCGACCCGAACAGGGTCGCTGTCGCCGCCTGATACTGCTCCTCGGTCATCTTCGACGAGGCGGTCTTCAACTGCTCGAGGAGCGACCGCATACCGACGAACTTGCCGGTGGTGTCGTACACCGTGAGGCCGAGTTCTTCGATCGCGCCCTGGGCGGGGTTGCCCTGGTCGGTGAGTGCGAGCAGCGACGTCTTGAGCAGGGTGCCGGCGTCGGAGCCCTGGATGCCGGCGTTGGCGAGCATGCCGAGGGTCGCGGACGTGTCCTCGATGGACACCCCGAACCCGTTCGCGACAGTGCCGGCCTGCTGCAGGCCCTGCGCAAAATCTGTCATCTCACCGGACGAAGCGTTCGACACGTTCGCCAACACGTCCGCAACATGAGCGGCATTGCTGGCGTCGAGGCTGAACGCCTGCAGTGCCTGCGACTGGACCGTCGCCGCGGAAGCCGCATCGATCTGCGCGGCAGCCGCCAACTGCAGGGTGCCCTTCGCGGCATCCATCGACTGCTGAACAGAGAAGCCGCCCTTGGCGAGTTCCGTCATCGCCATCGCAGCATCAGCTGCGGACGTGTTCGGCAGCGACGCATCGTTGCCCAACTGCTTGGCCCGCTCACTGATCTGAGCCATCTGCTCGCCCGTCGCCTGGGAGACGGCCTGCATCGTGTTCAGGGTGTTCGTGTAGTCGTTGCCGAGGGCGATGACCTTTTGGAATGCAACGCCGGCGCCGAGGGAGACGCCGATGAGGCCGCCGATCTTCGAGGCGGTACCGACAGCACCCCGCAGCCCGGTTTCGAGTTTTGTGTCGAAGCCCCGGGTATCCGGGGATATCTCGATGTCAATTCTGCCGCCTGCCACGGCTCACCTCCCGGTGTTGAGATGGGGTTTGGGCGGTCAGCCGCCTGAGAGGAGTGCCGCGAGGTCGCGGCTGCCGAGCTTCTTGCCTCGCCCCGGCTTCGCGGGTGCGGCGTGGAGTTCGACCGCGGCTTCGAACACTTGACGTCGGAGGTCCGCGATCGACTGCGGCCGCCACGCGACGGGCGGGATGAGGGGCTGCGGGGGCGGTTTGATGCCTTGCCGTTTCCGCAGCGCCCGTTCCGCTTTCACTTCCGGGTCGTCGGGGTCGGTGATCCACGACGCGTACTCGGAGCGGAGGAAGTAGTCGAAGCGGTCGAGGAACATCGCAAGGTTCTCAGCCTCGTAAGACCATTCGTCGGGGAGGTGCTCGATCAGCACTTCGAGGTCACGCCACTGGACGTCACGCAGTTGCTGGCGAAGATCCAGGTGGTAGTGACTCCGGAACCCGGCGTAGGTGGCGCTCCACCCGTCCTTAGTGAGGAGGACGGCTAGAGCGCGCGGAAGTTTCCCTCGGCGTCGAGCAGGCCCGCGTGCTTGTAGATGGTGTTGATGAGCTTGTCTGCGACACCAGTGTTCTGTTCACCGATGTCGGCGGCGAGTTGGCTGGGGTCGCCGTCGGCGAGGATGAACAGGAACCGTTCCTCCCACAGTTCCTTGACTGCTTCGTCGGTGGTCTTGCCGTCGTCGCCGACCTTCGGTGTTTTACGGAGGAGGCGGGAGAACTCGAGAACCTCTGCGCCGGTGAAGTCGCAGCGGATGTCGTACGACTTACCGAACAGGGACACCTGGACGGGCGGCTGCGCTTCGACAGCCCACGCGTCGGACAGTTCGATCCGGCCAGCGGGTTCGCGGGTGGTGTTCATTTCGGGCATGGGTGTGCACCAGGCCTTTCACTGTTGAATGTTGGTGGTTGCGCCGGGCCCTCAAGGCCCACCCGGTAGGGGCGGGCCCGGTGCACGTGGGGTGTGTGAACAACCCCTACCGGGTGAGACTGTGAACTAGTCCGACAAGATGGCGTCGACTGGAACGGTGGTCGCGAGAATCGCGTGCGTGATCGCTGACGGGTGGACGCCATCCGTTGTCGGGGTACCGATCCCAGCAGTCGCGCCCGTGACGGCGGTCTGAGCGTTCAGTGCGGTATTGCCCGCCGTCGATAGGTTGACCTGTGTCGCCGACAGGACCGCGCCGACGAAGCCCGACAGGGCCGCACCCGATGCGCCGGCACCGGCGACGGTGATCGGCTTGTAGAGGTCTGTTGAGGTGAATGCTGCCGTCGCAGAGGTGAGCACCCGCGACCCGACGGTCATCTCGCCATCGGTGATGGTCCGCTCGGGGGCGATCCATACGCCAGAGTTGCGGGACGACTCCACAGCGTCAGCAGCCTCCCACCAAGCGTGCAGTGGATGCCCTGCCTGTCCGGCCCGAACGACGGACCCGCCGGAAGCTCCGACTGCGGCGGGTGTGGTGCCGGTGATCGGCGCGCCGTCGCGGATCCAATCGTTGACCTGCACCCGATCAGCCGCGCCCGAGAATGGGGTCTGTCCGGCGGTCGTGAGCCATCCGTTGGAACTCGTGGCGTACGGCGTCAACGTCGGCTGCCACACCCGAAGGCCGCGGCGCGCGAGGACTAGCCACGCGTTCACCAGTTCCTGTTTCACGACCACGTGCCCGAGGGACGCGCCGAGGTCGTTGATGCCGTACTCACAGATCGCGTCCGTAGCAGCGGACAGCAGAGTCCCGCGCCGGAAGTGCTTGTCGGCCTTCCTGAAGTTCTGCGCAAGGTCGGACGGCTGCGCCACCTGGACGGTTCCGGTCCGTCCACGCAGGGCGCGAGCGAGGTAGCCGCCACCGGCCCGCATGGGGGCGCCGAGCGCGACCGGATGCGCGGTGCCGTTGTATCCGTCCCCGGCGCCGGAAGCGATGGAGTCTCCAGCGAGGACGACGGTGCGCTGGCCGGCCCTGGTGGGGACGCCCGTCACGAGCGCGGGCGCCAACAGACCGGACGCGCCATCTGCGGGGAGGGTTGAGCCGGTGGCGGTCGCGTCCGTGGTTGCGGCGAATCCGCCGCTGTCGGAGCTGGTGTAGCTGATCCGGTTCGGCTTCCACGAGGTGCTCGACGTGTAGATGAGCGTGTAGAACGTTTCACCCTTTGCGACTTCCACGCCGAGCGGATCGCACGTGATGCACCCGCCGGGGTCGACCGTGACATCACGGGACCCTCGGAAGGTGACCGGGTAGATCTTCCCGCCGACAACGAACGCGGCCCGCACGGGTAGCGCGGCCGCGCCGTCCTGATCGGCGAACGCTGACGCCCCCGAGAACAGCCAATTGTGGATCGTCATCCGCAACTCGGAGGCATCGAAACCAGCGACGTGCGGAACCTTCGAGGTTCCGGCGTCCGACTTCATGGAGATCGATGCCACCGCGGTCGCATACGCCTCGGTGGACAGTGGAACACCGGCAACCGGCGACGCTGGACGCACGGCGCCGAGGCGCGAAGCCGAGGCATAAGTGGCGTTCAGTTCCTGTTCCGACAGGCGGCCGGTGCCGGTCACGGTTTCCAGTTGATCCAGGCTGTCGTACGCCACCGCGAGCGCCTGATCGTAGTGAGTCATCGCCGCCGCATTCAACGGCGTCTCACCAGGTTTCGCCGGACGACGATCCGGGTCGTTCTTCCACCCCTCAGGGTAGAAAGGTTGATACGCCATCGGCGTCACTCCTCAAAAATCAGAAGGTCCCAAAGCAGCCCCCAACACGTCCTCCCTGGGGACCTATCCACCAGGGAGGACGTCACCGCCCGGCAACCCGCCAGGCAGCAGGGGCCCTAAGGGCCCGTCGGTGCGAGCGGGTTGAAGTTCGTGATCGGCACAACCTTGTCCAGCGCCAACAGCTCGAACTCGAACCCGTCGAGGGACTCGCCACCGAACACACGCGGCGGCGGGGTCGTCAGCGTCACCTTGCTGCAGTAGAAGCCCGACATGCCGTCGTCGTCGCGGAGCACGAACATCGCCGCGAAATCCTCATCGGCACCCGGATTCCACTGGAACAGGCTCGAACCGGAACCGATCTCCGAAATCGAACCGCCCTGCAGCGCCGTCAACACCGTCGCCTTCGAGTAGTCCGTGGCGCGCAGCTTGAAACGCTCCTCCAGCGGACCCTTCACCACCTTGTACGGGGCCTCCCGGCGATTCCACACCGGCAGCGTCTTCAGATCACGGCTCGGGTTGACCTCGAAGCCGGCCTCGATGCCACCGAAGGCATCCCAGGTGACGGACGGGCTGGAACCGGAAACCGGGGCGACAGCGAACGGGTCGGTGGGCATCGGCGTACCGGCCGGCGCGCGGTACACGTCACCATCCAGCCAGACATACGCCTTGTTGGGATCTGCGTGAGTACTCACGAGAATGTCCTCTCGAATATGGGGCTCACCCAGAAAGTGAGCACATGAATGAGCCCCAACCACAAAGCGGTCGTGGCGGGGCTGGATGTAGTCGTGTTACTGGCGGGGTGCGCGCATCTTCAGTTCGACACGCACGACCGCACGGAACAGTGGGAAGTCGACGCCACGCTGGGTGTCGACCATCGTGATCGGGCCGTCAATCCAACGCCCGGACCAGGCGGAGCCGCGGAACGGGATGTTGTGGGCGCGGCCGAGAAGCTGACCCGCCAACGCCGCAATGTTCCACGACACCTCTTCGGGATCGACAGTGCCGCCGAGGACTTCGATCTTCGGGGTCCACGCGTTGATCTGCACCATCGGCTTCCGCAGCATCGGATCCACACCGACATTGCCCGGCGCCGCCAACGTCACATACGGGCCCGTCAAAGGGTCCGGAACATGCCGAGTCGACACTGACGAGCCTGGAACCAGAGCAGTGAACTCCGGCTTCGACAGCAGGAACTGGCGGACAGCTCCCGGAGCGAACGGGATCGGTGCAGTCACCACCGCCTACCCTCCCCTCGGTCGCCAACCGCTGTACTTGCCGTACTGGCGGGCAGAATCAGTCAACGCAGCATGAGCCGGCGTATCGCTGGTGCCGTACTCCTTGAAGATCGCATCCGGGTCGTCATCGACAACGAACACACGATCCCCCTGGACTTCCACACCGATACCGTCGCGGTAGTCACCAGTGAGCACCGGGGCCGCGGCACGGGCCTCACTAGCGATCTGCCCCGCCAACTTCCGTCGATCCTTCGTGGAGATCCGGCGGGCCTCCCGCTCAGCGATATCCCGGAAGATACGGACCCGCGCCGCCACGATCAGTCCTTCGTCGGGGCCGCCGACTTCGGCGCCTCAACGGTCTCGACGATCACCGAAGTGGTCGACGGTGCAGCCTCACCCGGGCCGCGCCGCTCCTTGTGATCCTGGTAGGCGCGTGAGCCGCGAGCAGCCCAACACTTCTTACCGTCATGCTGGTACTCGACAATGTCGTTGTCGCTGTCAGCCTTGCGGGCCATAGAGTTACTCCTTCATGTCAGATACCGCGCGAACATTCGCGGCAATGTAGGCGGGACGCTGAGAGCCTCGGGCGTGGCGACGCAGCCGTGGCCGGCCCTCGATCTGGTACACGACCCCAGCCTCGTCACGGAACGCGTCCTTCTGCGTCGGGAACGGCCGCAAACCCGGATCGAGCAGCAGCACATACGAGCTGACGACGTGACCGGCGGCGAGTTCGGTGTTGCCGGCATCCACCGATGCCGCGGACAGTTGCCGCTGCTGCAGCAAACCCGTCCACGGCACCGGCGTCGGCTTTCCCGGAAACCAGTTCCCCGTCGACTCGTCCTGGACCTGTTCGGGGTTGTTCACCAGCAGCGTCCAACGCTCCGGAAGGCGCGGCATCAGCCGAGCCTGATCGAGAAGGCGCCGCCGACACCCGGGCCACTGGGCTGCAGCAGCTCGAGTTCCTTGTCGGTGAAGTAGACGAGCGAGTCGTCAGAATCGGCGTACGTGGTGGTGATCTCCGGGAACTGAGAGGCCCGCACACGAAGGCCCACACGCAGGGTGTCCAGGGCGCGGCAGACAGCTGTCACCAGCGTCCCACGAACCAAACCCATCCGCAGTGAGCCGTCCAGCACGCGCAGGTCGAGATCATCGATTAAGCCCCGAAGCTTGTCCGAGGCGTACTCGATCAGATCCCGAACCTGCGCCACCTCAGTAGCGGCGAGAACCTCACCGAGACGTGTCTCTACGTCAGACAGCTCGATCAGCGTCGGAACCGGAACTGTCATTCTTGCCCCCTGCTCGACGAGTCGACGACTTCGAGGGTTCCTCGCCACCAGTCACCAGACCGTCAGCGACAAGCCGCTCGATGTCGTCCTTGGAAACGTCAGACGGGACCGGGGTACCGCAGTACAGGTACTTGACCTTGCCGTCCGCGCCGTTGACACCCACGAGAGGGGCTTTCACGATGTAGCTCACGAGAACTCCTCTCAGATGCCGGTGATCTTGACAGCGGCACCGGGCTCGCTGACGTACGGGACGAAGACGCGGCGGGCGCGGACCTTCCACTGGTCGTTGTCCTCGTCGCGGATGGTCTTCGTTTCGATCGTCTCGCCGGTGTAGCCGCCGCCGAGCTTCTCGTCCGCGATACCGCCGAGCGCGTTGGTGTCGACGACCCAGGCGCCAGCCGTGGGAAGGTTCGGTGTCGGCAGAATCGTCAGGCCGGCGATCGACGGGAACTCGCCCGTGTAGATCGTGTTCGCCGAGTCCTCGCGGGCCCGTGCAGTCTGGATCGCGGGATCCGACGCCAGGTAGGCCCAGGTGGTGTCGTCGACAACGAGCACGTTCGGGTCGTAGCCCTTGTTCAGGCCGATGATGGTGGCCTTCGCGAGCATGATGTCGCGGAGGATCTTCGTGGAACTCGCCCACGCGCCATCGGTGACAGCCTGGGTCTGGGTGACCTGAGATGCGATCAGAGACAGCGAGGTCGAGTCGCAGTTCCGCACCGCGGTGTTGACCAGGCGGGTCAGCGCCTTCTCCACCGCAGCGAAGTTCGATCGCTTGATCTTCTCGTCGGTGATCGGCACGTCCTGGCCCCACTTGTTGACCTTCACGGCCTGCGGGACAGCGTCCGCCAGACCGGTCTGCGGGTACTCGCCGCCAGGCGACACCATCTCGACGGGACGCTCGACGTACAGCGGATCGTCCTGCTCGAAGACGATGGCTCCACCCGCAACATCAGTGCGGGAGGTCAGCAGCACATCAGAGATGAACCGCTGACGCGCAATCTCAGTTGCGCGGCGCGACACCAGCGTCGGGGTCGACAGGAACCGGTTGACGGTCTGCATGTCCCCGGAAAACGTGGGCGGTGCCGGGGGGTAGGTGATGGCCATATGGCCCCTCCTTAAGGTTCCGGAGCCTCACGGACTCCAGGGAGAATGTGGATTCAGCGGAGAACGACGCGCACCTTGCCGCCGGCGGCGGCAGAGACGGCGACACCGACGACCTGCGAGTAGTCGGTGCCGGCGCCGATCGTGGCGACAGCGCCGTTGGCTGCGGGGATCACGTTCGCGCCGGCAGCGATCGCACCGGAAGCGGCAAGCTCGTGTTCTCCGACTGCATGGATGGTGACCTTGTCGCCCGAAGCGGCGTCGAACGCGGCGACACCAAGCCAGGCTGCGGTCGCGGCGGAAGTCGCTGCGACAGTGCCGTTGCCGGTCACTGCGACAAGCTGCCCGCCGGTGATAGATGCGGATGCCTGCGAGACAAGGGCTGCGCCCGGCTTCCGGATGGGAACGTATTCGGCCATGTCAGGGCCTCACTTTCTAGATCCGTAGATCTGCTCGTACAGAAGGTCGTCTTCCGTCTGCGGAGGCCCACCCTGCGGGCCGGCGTGAGGAAGTGGTGCAGGCACGCGAGGCGCGTTCGGATCAACCGGGGGGACAAGAGTCGGCTTCAGCGACTCCCAATCGGCGGCGAGTTCGTCGACGGTCGCACCGTGCAGTCGATCGATCCACGCCGCGGGCACGCCGTTGGTGATCGCGAACCGTAGACGCAGGTTCTCGGCGTCGGTCGATTCCTTCGACGACGCGATCTCCTGTTCCTTCTGCTGGGCGGCTGCCGCAGCCTGCTGCGCCTTCTCCAACTCGGTCAGCTTCGCCGCGTTGATCTCATCCAACTGACGCTTGAGCTCCGCAGCCTTCCGATCCGCCTCGGCGCGGGCTTCACGCTCAGCCTGCAGCGCACGCAAACCAGCTTCACCGAGCGGTGACTCAGCCGGCTGACTGACCGTCGCGGGCGGTGTCGCACCACCCGGATTCGTTCCGTCAGCTCCAACGCCTTCAGTACCTGCATTCATGGGGTTGTGTCCTCCATCGCGGGGGTAGCCCGGGCCCGGCATCGCGCCGGTCGGGAGTATGTGGGTATGACAAAGGCCCCGGAGCTGATGCTCACGGGGCCTTCGTCAGTTCAGTTGGTGCCGGCTATCCAGCTAGCGGAAACCGGCGGACTCTGTCCAGCCGCTCACGCCACTGGCCAACCAGTTCGCACGCGTCCGGTTCACGCGTATACCGCTCGATCTGAGCGAGGATGTCGGGGTCGACCGGGTAGCCGCCCTCGTCAGCTGAGACGAGGAAGCCATCGACAGCGAGATCGAACTCTCCAACCCCGAACATCGTCTCCACATGGTCGGCATCTTCAGTGGAGAAATTGGCACGCGCGTACGCCGCTAAACGCTCAGCGAGTTCGTACGGGTCCATGCTGGTCACGCTACCTTCCAGGCTTGTGCTTGTCGATCTCCGAACGATCCAGCTCGAGCGGCTGGAGTTTGTCCGGGCGGTACCGCACGACACCATCACCGTTCACTGGGAAGGCGGCGAAGAACTCCGGGTTCTTCGCTAGCCGCCCTGTGGCTGCGGCAGCGACGATCACGCGATCGACTTCGCGCAGCAAGAACACCTGCCCGCCCTTCTGATATGCGGCCTCGGGATCGTCGAAGGTCAGGTTGACCGCTCGGCGAACCTGCTCGTCGTCCCACGACTTCGGGAACCAGGTCTTGCCGAAGATCGAGGAACCCCAACGGTGTTGGCCAACCTTACGGTTCCCGGGAAGCCCGTCGAGGGTCTTGCTCAGCGCGGTGTCATCGAATCTCGGGCGATTATGCGGGCCGAACGGGATAGCTCTGCCATCGGGCAACACAATCGAATACTCGCGTGGAGGCTCACCGCTCCCAGTGGTCCTGGTCGTGCCGGGAGGATCGATCGGCCCGTTTCCGCTCCCGCCGGCGACAGGGGCAGGTGCTCGTCTCCGGGCAGGTGGGCCGGCCTGAACGCGACGGCCCACAGAAGGCCGATCGAGAACATAGCCGTTCATCCGGAGCAGCCGCAGCGCGTCGTCCCGTGAGGTGGCGAGTTCGTAGATCGCTTCCGGCATCAGTCGGGGTGTCGTGCGCGGGTTCCGGCCCCGGTTTCGAATGGCCTGGCCCGCTATGCCTCTCCGAGTCATTCCCTCCGTGGTCGTAGCGAGCGACCTGCCGTCGACGTTGCTGCTTCCCGCCACATCAAGCCCGTGCGTGCCGCGGCGCGCGTTGACGACCTGACTGACATCAGCTCCGTCGCGGATCGCCTGCGCCCCAGCCTTCGTGAACACCTTGTCCTGCTCGGCTTCGCTCAGGCTGGAGAAGAACTTCCTCGGATCGGTCCGAATGTCGTCGGCAGTGTCCTCACGAGACGGGATGTGCCGGCAGTTGCATTGCGGGTGCCGCAGGAAGCCGGCGCTGTACGGGTAGAAGCGGCCCGCAAGCACCGCGCACCGGGAGCAGGACCGCCCCACGAGCATCCGCACGTACCCGACTCGCGGTCGCGCGGTGATCGATAAGCCAGTGGCGACACGCGCGGTGTCCGCGACCTGCGTTTGAACGCGCATCACCAAAGCTGCAAGCCCGGACTCCCACGCCTGGGCGGCACCAGCACCTTGGGCTATTCGGCCCTTCGTGGTGATCACAGGCCCGTACAGCAGTGACGACAACTCGCGCCCATCCGAGGCGACACCAACAAGCCCTGCGGGCACCGCCTGCACCTCGGCGGCAACCGAGGTTCCGATCTCGTCGAGGGCATCCGCCACGTAGCCGTCCGCCGACGAGATCGCACGCTGCTGCGCCGCCACAACGAGACCGACCAGCGCGTCGACGTTTCTGCCGAACCATGCGTCGAAATTTTGAGGTGGCCGCGAACCCCAAATGTCGGCTGCGACAGCCACCGCTTCGAGCGTCAGTTCCCGCTGTGCTCGGTAATACTCGACAGCGGCATCAGGAATCATCGCCCAACCCCGGTCGCGCGAACCTGGCTATCACGCTCGCTGCGGACGACTCTTCATCCATGCGACGCATCTGCTCACGCTGCGTCGCCGAATAGCCGAGATCGATGCGGGTCTGCTCCAGCGGCACGATCCCCGACTCGTACTTCTTCACAGCAGCATCAGCCTTCTGCGCGACAGTCGGCGTGGACGGATCCCGCCACACTGTTTCGAGTTGGTAGTCACGCGCCTCGAGGATCGGGGACTGGCGCAGGTACATCAGGTTGATGCGCTGCACTTCCTCCCACGCGCCACCCAGGAACGTGTGCTTGCGTTCGATCCGCTTCACCAACTGCGTCTCCGACGAGCGGATCGCGTCAGCCGACGTCGGGTTGTCGCCGACGAAGTTCATGTAGTGCGGCGGCAGCGCAGCCAACTGAGAAGTCAACTGAGCCAGCAACTTGATGGTGTTGTGGAACACCGTCAGATCCGCCTCGTCGAACTGCCCGACCTTGATGTCCGGGTTCTCGTTCGCCCACAGCCGCGACTTCACCTTCGACCACGTCGACAACGGATTCCCGTGGCGGTCCACAAAGTCGGACTGCTTCAAACCGAACGCCCAACGGCGGGGCATCGCATGGAACTCGCCGGACACCATCATGTCCGTCGCCATCTTGTTCGCGGCGTCCGCCAGCGGAATGATGTCAACGAACTCAGACCGGCCGTCTGGCCGTAGGATTCGCGGACGGTTCACCAACGGAACGACCGGGACGACACCGAAGTTGTGCTTGTCCTGGAAGTCGCCGGCCACCCACTCGCCCGACTTGCTGACGAACTCCTGCGTCTCCATCGGTGTGAATACGAGGGCGTGGGGGACGTCGTCCTCGTCCTTCCACTTCTTGATCGCGCTCGTCACCTTGCGGGTCTTCGGATCACGCCGCGCCCACACCTGGAACGGTGACTCGACAGTGTTCCGCGGCGGCTGATCCTTCTCGTCGTTCGCGCTGATCAGCACGTACGAGCGGGACAACGCGATCGAGTCTAGGTGCCCCTGTTGGGACTGCTCGTCCATGTCGTTGTACTGCCAGCCGGCCCACAGGGTCGCGTCCTCGACATCAGAGTCCGCATAGCGGAAGCCCTCCACATCGAGGCGGGACTCATTCGCCTCCGCGACCAGCCGGGCCCAGTTCAAGACGAGCTCGGCGACAGTGTCCCCGATCTCCTCCCGCATCGCCTCCGACATGTACTTCAAAGGCTGCTCGCCCTCGAGGTAGTTGTCGTACTTCGTCAGATTCGCAGCGTCGGCAGCGAGACCCTTCTCCAGAATCGGGATGAGATCGACAGCTTCAGGCATCTGCTACATCACCCCTCTACATCACAATCATTCGGTTGCTGACGGGATCCGCCCATCCGGCCTCGCGGGCATCGGATGCGGCTTCGTGAGCGAGGATCGATGCCATCGCGGCGTCGATCTTCTGGTGGTCGGCAGGTTTGCCGAGGATGTACTTCTGTCCAGGCTTCGCGACCTTGCGGGCGTTCGCGATGTGCACCGAAGTGATCGGGCAGCCATCGTGATTCGTTCGGTTCGACGCCAGATCGGTTTCGAACCGGCGGATCGCGTGATACATCCGGTCGACCTTGTTGGTGGGCCACTCGAACACGTGCTCATCGCCGTACTGGAGTGCCCAATCACCGATCTCCGAGTACCAATCCTGCGGGTCGAAGTAGAACCGCTCCACCCGCCACGTCGCGAAAATCTGGTCCACTGCGGCGTGAACCTCCCCGCGAGGGATCCGATCACCCCACTCCGCGGGATTCCAGATCGTCGGACGCTTATCAGGGCCGTACCGGGGAGTGAACTGGAACCCGTCCCGCGTCTCACAACGGATCGCGGTGAAGTCGTTGTTCTCCGAACCGTCCCCGCCCACCGAGATCGGTGTCCCCGGCTCAGGATTGGGCAGCCAAAGCTGCGGCATACTGGCCCTCCCACAGCCCATCTCGAAGCCAAGACCCCTGCCCGTACACGAGCCGGTTCCCGAAGAACCGTTCCGCCTGCGCAGGATCGGTCTCGTTCAGCTCGAGCGCCTCCGCCTCGATCGAGTCGATGTTCACCCACGGCGAGCCGGCATACACGTACTTGAGGATCCGGCGGCGGTCCCGCTTGTTTCCCCACGACAAATTCTTCGGCGGGATGCGGAAGAACTTGAAGATGTCCGTGGCCTGCGACTCGTACGTGCGTTGCGCGGTCGAGTTCTGCGACGGATCCCACGCATTCGTGGTCTCCAACGTTCGACCACCCATGCCGGCGGCGCCGCGCCGCTGAGTTTCCGCGACACCGACCATCTTGTTGTTCACCGTGTACAGGCCGGTCTCGTCATGCAGCACCCACGACACCGGGTTACCGAGACGTCCACGGGCACTCGAGGTGACCGCATCGATCCGGTCGAAGTCATCGCCGCCAGCCTCACCCGCAATCCGGATGAAGCCTTCGCGGGGAAACATCAGATCCGACAGCGGACCCAACCGGATCATCGCCGTCAACGGCCGGTACACGTTCCCGACCTGATCCTCGTTGTTCGCCGTCAACTGGATCACAGGCGACGGATGACGCATCCCCATCGCCTCGCCAGGCAGATACTCGTACTCCCAGC